ATATAAACTCGGGACGGACGACGCTCCGATCCTACTCCGATCCGAACGCTATCCGAACGGCCGGCGGGCGGCTTACTTTGCCGACTTTCGTTATTATCGGAACCATGCCGGCATTACCGTTATCGAGGACGCGAAAGGCATCGATACCCCGCTCTCGAGGTTAAAGCGAGCTATCGTCGAAGCGCAATATTCGGTCGAAATCGTCCTGATTTGAAGCGGAACCGATACCGAATAGGGCCGTTTTGTCACTTTGTCGGGTACTATCCCCGCCGACTTGTTAAGATATGACCCTACAACCCTACAATAAAACCGACCGCGTGACGCGCGAGGATAGTCCGTGATGGGCAGGAAAAGAAAGATCACCCGCAAGCGCCGCCTGATATTCCTGGCCGTGCTCCTGAAAACTGGTTCCGTGACTAAAGCCGCAAAGGCGACCGAGATCGGCCGCTCCTCCTGGTATGATCTCCGCGAACGCGATCCAGAATTCTCCGCACTATGGGACGACGCCGACGCCGAGTTTATGGATACGGTCGAGGCCGTCGCGTTTAAACGCGGCATGAAAGGCGAGAATAAACGGCTCCCTTATGTCGAGGTTAATGGCGACGATCGCGAAACCAAATTTTACACGGTCAACACAAAATCCGATCGGCTCCTCGAGCTCTGTTTGAAGTCCCGACACCCGTCCTATAAACCGACGAAGGCTATCGAGTTTCCTGACGGGCCGCCGGTCGCGCCGCCTGGCGAGTTGCCGACCTGGTCAAACCTGACGCCCGACGAGCTCGAACAGCTCGTAATCCTCCAGCGAAAACTCCATGCCGTCCGCGATCGCGACGTCGGTCACGACTGAAACCGCCACGCTCGAAAACTTGCCGGCCCTCGAGGTCAGGCTGGCCGAGGAGTGCGAAAATCATTTGCGGATATTCACGCGCCAGGCGTGGAAACATTTAGAGCCTGGCCCGTTCATTGACGGCCGGCATATCGATTTAATGGACGAGTATCTCGAGGCATTTATCGCCGGCGAGATTCCGCGCCTCCTCCTGAATATTCCGCCTGGCCACATGAAAAGCCTATCGGTATCGGTTTTGCTTAACGCCTGGGCCTGGACAAAACCCTCGAGGACGGGGCTCCGGTTTATGGCCACCAGCTACCGCGCCGACCTGGCGCTGCGAGACGCGGACAAAACCCGCGAGCTAATCCGGTCGCCCTGGTATCAAGAAAGGTGGGGGAACGTGGTCGGCTCTATGCGCGATACAAAGCTCCAGATTCGCCGCGACCAGGATCAGAAAACACGCTTTCAAAATAGCAAAGGCGGCTATCGATTCTCGACCTCGACCTCGGGGATCATGGGCGAGGGCGGCGATTTTATAATCCTCGACGACCCGCACAATGTCGAGTCGGCCGAGAGCGATTACCAGCGGGAGCAAACTGTCGAGCGGATTCGGATGGCGCTCCCGACTCGAGTGCGCTCTCCGAATGGCGGCGTTTGCGTAATGATGCAACGATTACATGAGCGCGATTATGCTGGCGTAATGATTGCCGACGCGACCGACCTCGTGCATTTGTGCCTCCCGGCCAGATACGAAAAAAAGCATCCATTCGTCGCCGTGCCGATCACGCTCAAAAAGTCAGGCCGAAAACTACCTGGCGATTTCCGAACCGAGGAGCGCGATCTCCTATGGCCAGGGCTTTTTAACGAGGAGCGGGTCGGCGGCCTCGAGGTCGAAATCGGAACCTATGCCACGGCCGGCCAGCTCCAGCAACGGCCACACCCTCGCGAGGGCGGGCTATTCAAGCGGGCATGGTTCGACGGCAAATTCGTCGACGAGGCGCCGAAAGGCGGGGCCGTGGTTCGAGGCTGGGATTTAGCCGCGACTGACGCCTCGGCCTCGGGCTCCTCGACGGCCGCTTTCACGGTCGGCTTGCGCTTGCGGTATGTCGGGCGTAAAATTTACGTCGAGGACGTTACTCGATTTCGAGGATCGCCTGGTAAAGTACGTAAAACAATGAGAGACGTCGCAGAGCTCGACGGGAAAAGCGTAAAAATCGATTTCCCTCAAGACCCTGGACAAGCCGGAAAGGCTCAAGCCGAGGACATAGCGGCCGACTTTCCGAGGCATCGAGTTTTTTATTCGCCGGAGTCTGGCAGTAAAATAACCCGAGCCGAAGCGCCCGCCGCGCAAGCCGAGGCGGGTAACGTGTACATAGTTCGAGGCGCCTGGAATGGCGAATTTTTGCTCGAGCTCTGCGCGTTTCCTGGTGGCGCGTTCGCCGACCAGGTCGATGCTTTTTCTCGTGCGTATCATCGGGCGGTTAGACAACCAGGTCGACCAATTTCGGGCGCCATCCGAGGGGCTCATTAAACGGTCGAATAAATAGCAGGGCGTGAGGCTCTCGGTTTAATTACAGGAGCCCGCACAATGTCAACACTCGCCACAAACCAAACCGCGCCATTACAGCCAGGCGTCTCGACTCCCGTGCTCGCGACGTCCGGCGGTTCCGCAATCTCAAACCCTCACCCTGACTATTTGGCCAGGCGGCCGGATTGGGTTTTGATGTTCGACACGAACGAGGGCCAGCGGCATATCAAAAGCCAGAAAAATCTATACTTGCCGGCGACCTCGGGAATGAGAGCCCTCGGCCTGAAAAAAGCCGAGGACGAGGGCGCTCAGTTATACGCCGCGTATTTGACCCGCGCCTTTTTCCCTGACCTGGTAAAAGAAACCGTCCGAGCCCTGGCTGGAATCCTCGATCGTGAGCCGGCGAATATCGAGCTCCCCGCCGCCCTCGAGGATATGCGCGAGATCGCGACGCCGAAAGCCGAATCGCTGAACGATCTCCTCGTTCAAATCCACATGAATCAGCTTTTATATGGCCGGCTCGGCCTCCTGGTCGACGTCGATCCGTCGAGAGATTTGCCGGTAATAGTCCAGTATCCGGCGCCTCAGTTAATCAATTGGGACGACCTGACGCAAACCGCCGACCCGAAACAAACCGACGACCAGAAACGGCGCGAGGCTGTCCGCCGGCTTTTGATGGTAGTCCTCGACGAGACCCGATTCGAGCGCGACACGGGCGATCGTTTCACGTGGAACCTCGTCCCTCGATTCCGATCCCTGACGCTCGGCAAAACGGACGCAAGCATTTACACCAGCCAGGTCGAGCGCGACGGCTCCCTCCAGGACGAAATCGTGCCGTCGATACGCGGGAAAACTATGGACGAGATTCCGTTCGTTTTTGTCAATACGACCGACCTGGCCACAAAGCCGGCCGACGTCCCGCTGATTAATCTCGCGAACCTGGCGCTCGCGATCTACCGAGGCGAGGCCGATCACCGGAGCGCCCTTTTTATGTCTGGCCAGGATACGCTCGTCCTGATCGGTTTTGATATGAACGCGGGCGACGAGGGCAACCCAGGCGACGCGTCGACGAAACCGATCATCGGCTCCGGCGCTTATTTAAACCTCCCGAATCCCGACGCCGACGCCAAGTTTATCGGCCCCGATTCTAAAGCTCTCCAGGAGCAACGAGCCAGCCTCGAGAATGATTACGTAAGGGCCGGCGAGGAGGGCGTCAAACTCCTGTCGTCCGGAGCTGGTGCCGAGGCGGCCGAGACGCTCCGGATCAGAGTCGCGGCCAGGACGGCCACGCTCCAGACTATCGCAATGACAGCGGCGACCGCGCTCGAGACCACGCTCCGCCAGTGCGCGGTATGGGTCGGCGCGAATCCTGACGAGGTAAAGGTCGAACCAAATCTCGACTTTATCGACGAGAGTGGCGACGTCGGCGACCTGGTCAAATTCGCCCAGGCCAAAAAATCAGGGACTCCGATCTCCTGGAAATCCGTCCATAACTGGCTCCGCCAGAATGACTTTACCGAGTTCACTTTCGACGAGGAGCTCGATCAGATTGGCGTCGAGGACGACGACGATCGACTCAAAGGCGGCGACGATCCATTTCGCGGAATGTTCGAGGGCGGCCAGCCGCTTCCTGGTCAACCGATACCAGGCCAGCCGGCACCAGGTCAACCAGGCGCCGAGGACGGGGACGACGACGGGGACGACGACGGCACTGGCGAGGAGTAAAACATGGCCACAGTAAACGAGGAGATTCGCGACCAGCTCCTCGCGCACCAGGTCGAGCTAATTCGATTCGGGAAAGGTATGTCGACCAGGATCACGCGGTTACTGGATCGGGCCGAGCCCGAGCTCCGCGCCGTTATCCGCGCTCGCCTGGATCGGATCGCCCATCTCGGCTTTGATCCAGGGCCGGCGACCACGGCCAGGATGATCCGAACCTCGAAGCTGATCGCCGAGATTTCAAAGCCGACATTTCAGGAGATCAATCAGCTAGTGAGGCGGGAGCTGGTCGGCCTGTCAATCGGCGAGACGCAATTTATCGCCGGCGTTTTCAATGACACGCTCCCCGTTTTGATTGCGCCGGCACTCCCGACCGCCAGGGAGCTCCGAGGGATCGTTTTCGCCAGGCCATTCGAGAATCGAATACTCCGCGACTGGCTGGCGACTTACCGCGTCGGCGATCAGCGGCGCATGATGGATCAAATTCGCCAGGGGCTCGTATTCGACGAGACGCCGACGCAAATCGGGAAACGCATATTCGGAACCAGGGCGCTCGGCGGAACCGACGGGACTCGAGAGATCACCAGGCGAGGAGCTCAGACCCTCGCGCAGACCGCGACCAGCGCGATCTCGAACGCGACCCGCCAGGAGTTTTATAAAAAAAATCGGCGGTTCGTAAAGAGCGAGGTTTACACGGCGACGCTGGACTCGAGGACGACGCCCATTTGCTCGAGCCTGGACGGCCAGATTTTCCCGGTCGGCGAGGGGCCGATCCCGCCGATCCATATTAACTGTCGATCGATCCGCGTCCCCGTGGTCGACGGGCGCCGGCTCGGCACCAGGCCGAGCGTCGCAGCAACCGAGCGACAGCTCCGAGGACTATCCGGCCCCGAGAGGCGTCGCGCCCTGGATCGCCTGGTCGGCCGAGTGCCGGCTGAAACAACATATCAACAATGGCTCGGCCAGCAAACGGTCGGCTTCCAGGACGAAGTCCTCGGCCCGACTCGAGGGATTTTATTCCGGAAAGGCGAGATCGACCTCCCTGGATTCGTCGACGCCAGCGGCGGGCGGCATACGCTCCGCGAGCTATACGATATTGATCCGCGTCGATTCCAGCGGGCCGGAGTGCCGGCGCCGGCTGCCTGATAATCAGAGAGCCCGTTTAAACGCCTTGTCTCTCAGGCGGCGGCGCGTTATGATCGCGCCCGAGTCAGTCGACCAATTGCTCGCGAGGAGTAAATTATCAAATGCCACTAGCAGCCATAATCGAAGATAAAACGGCAATCCCCGCCGGCCTGGAAAGTTTCTATAAAGAGGCCGACGGGAAATTCGTCCTCCAGGTCGAAGGGATGAAAAGCCAAAAGGATTTCGACAATTATGCCGAGGCATTAAAAAAGCGTTTCACTGACGCGGCGGCCGACTTCTCAAAAAACAATAATGCAGACATAAGCCACGACCAGGTCGCGGCAATGATTAAAGAACAGTTCGAGAAATTCCAGGCACCGAAGCCAGGCGCGAAGCCGAACGGCGACGGCGGCGATCCTGGTGGCGACGTGTCCGCCCGACTTCACGACCTCGAGCGCAATGCCGCCAAGTCCGAGGAAACCATAACCAAACTAACCGAGGAGCGCGACGCGGCACTCGGAGCCAGCCGCTCGACAACAATAAAAAACGCTTTAAATGCAGCGGCTCAAAAAGCGGGCGCGACGCCCGAGGGAATCAATAACCTGGTGACGCTGATCGAGCCAAATTTCGAGCTCACCCAGGACGGCCAGATCGTGACTAAACTCGATAGCAAAACCACGAGCCCGAACACGAGCCCCGACGATTTTTTCTCGGCGGCCGCTCGAGAGAAACAATACCGAATGTTTTGGCCAGCCTCGAAAGGTGCCGGCGCTGATAATGATGGCGACGGACAAGGCAACGCCGGCGACCTGGGCGGCGATAATCCCTGGACTATCAAAGGTTGGAACCTGACAAAACAAGGACATATTTTTAAAAAGGATTCCGTCGAAGCCGAGCGACTTGCGAAAGCCGCCGGAGTAAAACTAGGCGCGGTCGCCGGTATCAGGTAGACTAGCCACAATTAACCCGCCGCGCCGTGAGGGCTAGGCACAAATAGGAGCCCTCATCATGGCCGAAGTAAGAATCGCTGACGTAGTAACACCCGAGATTTTCGCCCCGTATGTCGCCACAATGACCGAGCAAAAAACCGCTCTCGTCGACTCCGGCGTCGTCGTGCGCGATCCAGCCCTCGACGCATTTTTGGCGGGCGGAGGCACTACTTTTAACGCTCCCTCGTGGCGCGACATTGACGACGATAGCAATATCCTCGCCGATCGCGTCTCGTCCGACAACCCCGCGACGGTAGCCGTCCCGAACAAAATCCAAACGAACCAGGAGCTCGCCGTCAGGCTCTCCCGGAATAACTCGTGGAAAACTATGGATTTAGTTGCGGCTCTCGCCGGCGACGACCCGAGCTCGGCGATCGCTAACCGAGTCGCGGCATATTGGCGCCGGCGCCTCCAGGCTGTTTTCGTTTCGACCTGGACGGGCATTTTCGCGGACAACGCCCAGGTGACGCCGAACGACGACCCTCGTGCCGGCATAACAAACAACGCCGCCCAGGATGATTTAACCGTCGATATTAGCGGCGCCTTTACTCCTGGCGTGACTGACTTTTCGGCCGAGGCGTTTATCGACGCCATTACCACGGCCGGCGATAGCCAGGGCGATTTCGTCGTCGTTATGATGCACTCGATCGTATTCTCGAAAGCTCAAAAAAATAACCTGATCGACTTTGTCCCTGATTCTGCGAACGCGGACGCGGCGGACATTGCGACATTTCTCGGCCGGCGAGTGATCGTCGACGACAGTATGCCGAACGCTGCCGGAGTTTTCGACACGTGGATTTTCGGCGCCCAGGCGAGCCGCTGGGGAGTCGGGAATCCGAAAGTCCCCGCCGAGGTCGATAGAGTTCCGGCCGAAGGCAATGGCGGCGGCTCCGAGTCGCTGTTTTCTCGTATCGAGTGGACAATGCACCCTGTCGGCTATCGCTTTCTGTCCGGCGCTGTCGCGAACGCTGACGGCGGCCCCGATAATACCGAGCTCGCGAACGGCGTGGCCAATTGGGCGCGGACGTTTCCGGAGCGTAAGCAAATCAAAGCCGCCCGACTGGTTACAACTGAATTTTAATAGTTGACAGTCGTCGGAGATCGGCCTCGTTTAAACGGGGCCGGTTCCCTTAAACCACCAGGAGCCCCGACAAATGGCCAATAAAAAAACCGATGGAAATAAGACACCCGAGGCGACGGCGCCCGCCGCCGAATCCCCGCAAGTAGTCGAAGCCGCTGGCGATCCGCCCGAGGCGGAAGCGACAGCCACGCCCGAGGCGGAAGCTGACAGCGATCCGGTCGAGCTGTCCGAACCAGTAACCGAATCCGGCGACGCCGGCGGAACCGATAAAAAGGGCGCCGACAAAAACCGCCGCGAAAAAGCAATCGCCGAACACCAGGCCGCAATCGCCGACGCTCCAGTCGACGAGAAGCTCGCGGCCAGCGACAAGGAAAAAGCCAAACTACTCGCAAAGCTGGACGACCTGGCGGCCGAGGTCGCCACGCACGACGAGGCGATCAATGCGCTCCGCGACGAGTCGGCCGGCCTATTGCTCGAACTATATCCACAGTCAGGCGAGAGCGATAAACTCTCGGTCGCCGTTCGAGGCTATATAAACGCCTCGGCCCGTGAGCGACAGCATAGAAAACTCGCGCCGGTTCGCCTGAAAGCTATCCTCGAAAAAGCGGGACTCGCCCCGATCGACGCGGCATTTTCCCGAGCTCGAGGTCGAGGCATGGCCAGGCCCGTCCGCAAGGCTGCGAAAAAAGAGGCTCCGCCCGCTGCCGACCAGGCAAAGGACGCGACGCCGATCAAAAAAGCGGAGTGATCTATGGCCACGCCAACGGGAGC